TGCCCATAGTCTGCGTGTTCTCCAGAATGCTTGAAAATCTTCCCAGGTCAATTCCCACTGCTCACCTCTGAATGCGGCCTGAGCACGAGCTCTGACAAAAGCTATTCTGCGTTCATTGTCGAAGTCACTGACATAGACTCTTGGAGTGCCCATTAAGTGTATTCCTTGACTATCTGTGCTATGGTCCAACCTTCATTGTAGCGTCTGCGGAATGAATAATAAGGGATGCCCAAATCTTCAGCCCATTTACTTAATGCTTGACGTTTACGCTTATAAGTGGCATAGACATTTTGTTTATGATTAGTTCTACTGCGAACTTTAATTGTTTGCCATTCTATGTTGCCTGGCTCCCAGTTGCCTTTTTTATCTTTGCGTCCCAATACCCATTCGTTGCTGGGTCCGGGTCTATGTCCAAGTGTGTTCACTAACCAATCATAGAACTCGTGATACTTTCTCTTATCCCAGTGGCAGGTTATACCTTGGGCACCATATTTGTTATAGTTAGGATGATTGGTATTCTGACAGCTTTCACGAATAAATCTGTATTGGTTGTAGTATGGGGGTGTCAATGCCATGTTCTAGACTCCTCTACATTATACAAGCCGAACATCTGAGCACGAATGGGATTAATGTTGCGAGCCCAGTTATTATAACTGACCTGACCCCAACGGCATTCCTTACAGATCTCTATAGCGGCTTCGCCCATTACGGTATCTTCCAAGTTTTGTCCGTCTGCTGACTTGCAGTGAAGTATTTGATCTATAATCCAATTCATAGTATTCTTGGTCTTATGATTCATATTCCACTCATTGCTTTTAAGCTGTTCAAGTGCTTTGTCTAACCAAACAGTTTCAAACTCCTTGTATTTTGCTGGAGTGAGATGTTCTGATTTGTATTCAGTGATCTGTGCAAGTATCTCTCCGATAACAGCCCAATCTTTTTTATGAAGTTTTATTGTTGCCATATTAAGTTCTCCTTAAACTTATTTATCTATTATAGTTAGTTCTGATATATTTTGCAACTCTATTGGACTTAATTGTAAGGGGTTAGTTGCACTAACCCTAGATGTCTTTGACAAGACATCTTTGTTTTCTTTTTAAGAACTATTGTCTTTGAAGAACATTCTGTAGGGCAACTTTTGGTCAAACGGAACCTCTTAACTGGTTCCGTTCATTCTGTGAGGGTTTCCTAGGCCTGAACATGGAAGTAGGTTATTATTCACTGTATGCTAATGGGTTCTGTGCTTCTCCATACCTACCACGATCCAACTTTCGTTGCCCCATACCTCGTTCCTAATGTATGGGTTTTTATAGCCAGTGTTTTCGTATGTTAACATTCATACTATATCAAAGCGTCGGGTATATGATTCGAACCCTTAGACTCACTTCCAATTTTTCAGGATAGTTGCCTTAGCAACGGGAGTGCTTCAATATGTCACGTGTCTGGTTTATTCCCCAGTTTTTCCACAGCAGTATTACAATCTGGCCTGCCAACCTTGTGTGTTAAATTAATTCACTGCGTAAGAAGTATGATTGAATTAACATATCTAATACTATCTTAAGCGGCAATGTATTTAGTATAATTGAAAAATAGGGGGTAATAATAGTGGAATTTTAGCCAAAGAAAAAGCCTGGCACTTACACCAGGCTTTTCGAACCCGAGCGTTGCGCTAGGGTTAACCTTGTCCGATTGTTAACTTTTAAGAATTGCCGCTCTTTAAGATAGTATGATAGACAAGGGCGAACGGGGCGAATTTAAGGAAATGTCGATAAGGAGATAAAGTAATGCCACTCCCCGTTCAGATTTATTTATCGGGGAAGGAAGATATTGGTGCTTTTTTGCTACAATTGACGCACTTCTTCATCCAAGTGGCACGATGTGTTCCAAATCCGCGAACATAAAATTCCACAGTGCGACCGTTGACCACACGATCACAATCACCACAATGTTCTTCAATAGGAAGACTGCGTTCTGCTAGCCGTCTGGGATCAAACGGCATCATCAGCTTGTCGGTTATAGTTTTGAATTTCTCTCTGTCCATGCTACTAATTAGCGGGCTCAAAGAAAAAATCAAAGTAATTTGACTAAAACTACACCTAGAGTAGTAATGACAGTGGTGATGATTGTGCCGGCTGTAATGATCAGTGTTTTCTTCATTTCAGTGCGGAAATCATCTACTTTCTGATCAATTTTGTCAATTTTTGACTCTAGATTGCCTAGTCTAGAGTCCAGCTGACTATACCTAGCACTACACAGTTCAACGTGTGTTGCTAGGCTTAGGCTTTCGGCATCAATAGTTGGTATTGGATTCATTTCCCATTTACGCCATTCATACAAAATTGACGCCCTGTTCTGTTAGTCTTACCACTGTGGATGCTTGTGGAGAAAACCAATAATGGTCATCTGTTCCTACACACCATTCACCAGACGTTAGATCATCTACAGTAATGTTTTTATCTGCCATTTCTTCTTGGGTTAGGCAAACATACCCTTCTATAAAGCGTTCCATTAGTAGTCATTCTCCGTTGGTGGTGTAAATGCGGCAGTATATCTTGCCACGCCTTTAGTAATACGCATATGGTCAATGTAATGACTGTTGTTAAAGGTTGTTCCGTTATAATCATTTCCCACTGTCAATGGATAATTGGTATATGGATAACTTATGTTATCAGTAGCAGGCACAGTCCAAATAAGGGCACCATCTCTAAAGACTCTTAATGTTGATCCAGAACGACAGTAGGCAATATGATACCAAGTATTGGTGTTTAAGGTAGTGGCTCCGCTTCCAGGGAACGCAGACGCATTGCCTTCTCTTAGAATTTTCCATTCATTACTGATGTTATAGCTTATAAACCAACGATTGCCGTTAGTCTTGGTCCAGTTGCCCATACCTACAACCACGTTACCATCGGCTTTGGCAGTGATATTAATCCAGAAATCAATGGTGTAAGCACCTGTGCCAAAGTTAAAGGCAGTGTTACTTTGGCTGCTGTTGACAGTATAACGACCACGATTGATAAAATTAAGACTACTTGAGCCAAACTTTTTCTGTGCGGTGCTGACACTGGCATCGCCACTGCTGGCAGTCATTGTAAAATTACTATTACTACTGTCAGCAGTGCTTTCACCTTTAAGTAGCAAGACCACATTATCGAAATAAGGGTCATTGCTACCAGAAGATTTGGCAATAAAGTTACCTCTTGCTGCGAACATTATACAAATCCTTTGGTCAATGCTGCTAGATAATCTACACCATCATAGAACACACTGATCACGTCAGTAGTAGTTCCGGCTGTGCTGAGTGTCTTGCTACCACCTGCGAACTTCATTGTGCTGGTCAATGTTCTTGAACCAGTGGCATCTTGTTTAAGCACTACGGTAACTGACGTTCCGGTTACCACTGTGCCAGTGAATGCGTTCATGGTAATGTTGCCACCTAATGTCATTCTGTGAATGGTTCCTGAGTTAACATCAATCCATACTGTGCCTGTGGATACTGTTCCCCAGTTGTAGACCTGTTCATCAAACTTCTTAAGATCAATGTTGGCAAAGGTAACACTGTCACTAGTGTTTAAGGATTGGTTAGCACCTGGGCCACTGTATCCACTATAACCACTAGTTCCCACAGCGCCTGAGTATCCACTGGCGCCAGTTTCACCAGTTGCTCCAGCAACACCTGAATAGCCACTAGTTCCAACAGCACCTGAATAGCCACTGTAACCACTGGCTCCAGTTTCGCCATCACCACCACGTGAGCCAGTTTCGCCTACAGCACCTGAGTATCCACTGTAACCACTAGCTCCCACAACGCCTGAATAGCCACTTACACCTTGGAAGCCTTGTGGTCCTTCAGCTCCCACAACACCTGAATAGCCACTGTAACCACTGGCGCCAGTTTCGCCATCACCACCACGTGAGCCAGTTTCGCCTACAGCACCTGAGTATCCACTGTAACCACTAGCTCCTACAACACCTGAATAGCCACTTACACCTTGGAAGCCTTGTGGTCCTTCAGCTCCCACAACACCTGAATAGCCACTGTAACCACTGGCTCCTACAACACCTGAGTATCCACTGATACCTGAATATCCGCTTAATCCGTTAGCAGTGCTGACAGAAGTACCATCAGCAAACTCAAGGCTAGCAACTCGGATGCTGGCAGTGTTAACCGCTATTGATCCAAGATTGTAAGCACTGGCTGTTGCCGGTGGAGTAAATGTGCCGGTGTATCGAGCTGCCGAAGTTATGCGGAAGTCTTGAATGTAACCTGGGAATGGTTGTTGATTGCCATCATCATTAAGAAATAAAGTAATATTGCCCGGACCCGAATTTAAGGTCGAACCCGAGATACTATCACTATCTTCTTCTACTCCGTCAACATAAACTTTAACAGTTCCGCCATTTCTAACAACGGCAATGTGATTCCATTGTGCTGGAGTTAGATCAAATGTTAAAACATGAGAACCGCCATTCAAAATAACTGAATATGTGTTATTACTATTGCCACCTTGAATTAACCAAGCATACCCCCATTGACCTGCTATTGTTTTAACACCACTAGTGGCATCGGCATCTGTGTAGACCCAAAAGTCAATAGTAAATGGATCAGTAAGATTATTAGTAGCAAATCCAGCAATAGTGATATAATCACTGCTGGTGCCCGGTGAGTAGAAACTGCCTGCTTCTAAATTAGTTTCGCCTGTTGAACCAGCTACCGCACTGCCTGCGGCTGTGATCGTGAAGTTGTTAGTACTCTCATCATCTAGAACTGTGCCTCTGGCCAATACTTCAACATCAGCAGCAAATGTGTCAATGGCAGCAATTCCAGAAGTATAACTTAATTTTAGGGTAGAAGTATTTGCGCCTTCTAGGGCAATGCCTGCTACTGTAAGTTTATTTGTAACAGCAAAGTTAGTCTGTGTTGTGGCACTGACCAATTGACTGCCATCAGCAAATTCTAGTCGACCTCTATTAATTTTTATACCATTACTGTCAATTCTAGCATTTTGTGCGCCGTGACTGTTTGACCAAAATTCTGTAGTGTTAGCATTGAGGCCTAACACTTCGCTGTCTAAATCTAAGTATACTCCGTTAGTAGCTGAGCCACCGCCGCTGTTGTTGGCATAACTGCCAATGAAACGTGTGGCCAGGCCATTAGAAGTGGCATTTAACTTGCCAGCATCTACTCGGGCAAAGGTAACAGTGTCACCGGTATTTAATGTTTGATTAAATGATGGAATAGTTGGTTTGTTGGCTAAACTGTTATAGTCTAGAGCATTTGTAGTTGATGCTGGTGTAGTAACACTAATGCCGCCAGCTGGATTATAATCACTTTCAACTGGTAATTGATAAGTGCCCACAGCAAACAAAGCAGTAGCTGGTGCTACACGAATACGGCTAGCAAAACCTAGACCGAAATTACTACCACTACCACTACCACCTAAGAATTCTAATCCATTGCCAAAGTTTAAAGTAGGATTACCCGAAACTGCTGTGGTTGTGCCATTAAGTAAGAAGTAGAGCACGCCTGCTTTACGCATTATACCTACATGGTGCCATGCTTCAGTTCCGGGCATACTTGGTCCACTAGCGTCGGGTCCACCATTACCTACCCTTAGTGTGCCTGATAATGGGACTGAATTGTCAACACCAAACCAGATATTGCTGGGTCCGTCACCAAAACCGCTGCCGTTAATTAACTTTTGATTGCCTGAACTACTGGCACCGCTCTTGGTGTAGATCCACATGTCAATAGTCCAGTTACTAGCAGAACCCATTGAACTAAAATTATATCCGCCACCGGAGAAGGCTTCTATGTAGTTGTTAGTGTTGCTTTCGTTATTCCAACTGTAGTCATCAAACTTGGTCTGTGCTGTGCTGTATGTTGGGCTTCCACTAACACTAGGTGTATCACCATTGTAACTAGTCATAGCATCAACGACACCAAGTCCTCCAATGTCTGTGATCAATGCTATGGTGCTGCTGTTAACTATGGTGCTGGTTGATTCAGCAGTAATGATCTGTGCGGCAAATGTCCCACTACTATTAGATAGCGTGATGCCATCAATAACGGCCTGATCTGTGACCTCCAGTCCGTTCTTTACTCTAAAATTGCTATTTGTTGTCATTTAAGTTTCCTTATTCCACTTAATTAAATTGCGGTAACTGAATTACTATTACCAATGTAGATCCATTCAGTTGCGTCATCATCCCAATATGCTGGTGCCCAATTACCTGCTGGTGAGTTATCATCTGTGCCACTATCGCTAATGGTAATAATTTGACCTGGTGTGCCCATTGGCAATCCTCCACGTTCGTAAACAGATGTTCCGCCTGCGGTAGTTTGAATACTGCTATCTGGGAATGTTAAACTTCCATCATCACCAAATATCCAACTGTAGTGTGTGCTAGCGGTTGATTCTGTGTTAATTGTTACATAATGTTTTTCTATATAACTATTATCTTGATCACGCACAGTTACGTTGGCTTTCTCACCACCTAGAATTAACTGCGCTGGTGCTTGGTCAATTGGTCCACCTGCTCGGATATGTATGTGTTGAGGACTTGTTGGGTCAATAATCAAATATTGTCCACCACTATTACCAAATGCTCCTGATGATGTAGAAATTGCGTATAAGTCAGTGTCTGGAACTAGTTCAATGGTAGAATAACCCGACTCACCTGCTGAGCCAGCACCTTGTATCTTAACACCCTCAAATGTAATATCACCAGTCCCACTACCTGATACTTCACTTCCATTGACCAACAGTGTGCCAGTTGAACTAACGGCCACGGTATTGGTTCCGAAGAATACTGTTCCAGTATTGACTAGATATAAATTCCTCCAAGTCTTTGAAGTACGACCTAAATCTGCGGCAGCATCAAAGGTTGGTTCAACGGATCCATTACCTGGATCAAAAGTAATAGGATTACTAGAAGTACTTCTAAGTGGTGCTTGTAGCCTAATACCATTTGACGCAGCTAGCAGTAATTCGCTTGTGCCAGCATCTAAAGATAAACCACCAGGGTATGTGCTGGCAATAACAAATGTATCACCAATCATACCTATTGTATTGGTGGTATCAGTTCCAATGTAAAGTGTATTAGTAATGGTTGCGTTGGCAAACGCCACTGTGCTGGTTGTGTTTAAAGTTTGATCAAATGGATTACTAGCGGTGCCAGTGAAGGCAGTAGTTTGAACTGTATTATCCGGAAACTTTATTCCATCCTTATCATAAATCCAGAGTTTCTGAATGCCGCCAACTTTGCTTATAGTTGAAATACGAAATTGTCCGTTACTAAGTTCTAATATGGATCTTTCTTCAGTATTGCCAACATCTGTATAGGCATCAAGTCTTATTTGTCCACTAGGTTCAAAGCCCAGATTGCTAGTAGTAGCGGTAGAAATATATCCTCGTGGAGTATAAAGCCTTCCCCATCCACTTTGGTCCGGTAAAAGAGTAACACGGCTAAATTTTACGTAATCAGTAGTATTCAGACTTTGATTATATGCGACACCGGTGGCGGTGCTGGATACTATAATGCCACCAGGAGTAACACCATCACCCACATAGAGTTTATTGGTGTCTGTGGTCCAAATTGGTTCGCCTGCTAGTGGCGTTATTGTTGCTAAATCGGCAAGTGGGCCGCGTCTAAATTGTAAACTCATCTTTTTATCCTTTAATGTCCAATAGCCGCTGGTTAACCAATGATTGGTCCGAAATCATAATTGCCTTCGCCCCCGCCTGTGATTAAAATTCCACCAGGAGTTGTATTATCTCCAATAAACAATTGTTGTGTTGATGTTGAATAAACTAATTCACCAGTATTGGCAATGTATTGTTCTAATTGTTCACGACTACCGCGTCTAATCTGTGGCGGTTGGTATCCGTTGAATATTGGGTTATCCCAGCTAATTGCGTATGTTGATGTTGTTGGCATATCTTATCCTTTAAGCACTGGCATCAAACCAGCCATCAATTGGGCCTAATGCGGTATAAACCCAAACGTGTTGCGTATCCAATGCCACAATGGCATCAAAATATGCGGGTGTTGCGTCTACGGCATCGAAGTTTTCTGCGCTAGCGGTAACAACAGTTCCTATGTTATTAATTAGTGGAGGCAATTCACCACTGTCAGGTTCAAATGCCGTGAATTGAACAGTACCATCTGCGAATCTAATACCACTTGGGAATAATGGAGGACCATCACCACTTCTGTTATAAATTCGTTCAACCCATAAATTACTGGTAGCATTACTAACACCAATCTTAACAGGGTCGCTTGGTAAAATAATATCAGTTCCTGTCCCAATAAAGAGGTTAGGTGCTGTTAGTCTAATTGTGTTAGCTTCTAGACTAATTGTAGAAGTAGAGAATAATGTAACAGGATTTCCGCTGATCTTCGTTTCGTTTCTACTGTTGATGTCAGTAAAGCCACCAGCGTAAGATGTAATACCAGTAGTGGCCAACGAATTGGTAGTCACCATGCTAAAATTGTTTACTCCGTTGAGTAATCTAACATCTTTGCCACCTGACAGTTCGGCAAAATCGTAAATTCCACTAGAATAGAGTTTTAAGAATGTGCTGGTATTACCTGAAGCACTATAGACAGTCCAACCATTAGTACGACCATCCATGGTCATGTTAATGTTGCCTTCGCCAGATGCTCCAGTATTGCCGGTGTCACCTTTAGGACCTTGTGGACCTTGAATACCCTGTGTTCCAGTAGTAACTTCTATCGTGACTCGACCGGCACTAGGACTGGAAGCATTGACTCCAGCGCCAACAAAATTAAGAACAGAAGCAGTAGTGAGGACTACGGTGCCTTCATTTTCAATAGTGACGCCGCCGCCACCACCGCTACCTGTGGCTGCTGTATATTGCTTAGTTCCATCAGAGAATTGAATGTATAGGTTTGATTCAGCTAAAAGTATATTATTTCTAAAATAAGTAGGATAAAGAAAAGTTGCGTAATTTTGAAATTCAACTGGACTTACAAAGTCTACTGAATCTAAGAATTCAATTGGATCGGCTCCGATCTTGCTTACTCTTTTAATACTTAGTGTTTCATTAACAAGTCCGTTTCCTGACGCATTAAAATTACCTAGAGTAACCAACGTTGCGTTATTGCGAATTTCATTTGCGGTTATAGTTACGGTTCCGGTGCCGGCGCTACGTAAATCAATATTACCAGTTCCACCTAGAACTAATCGACTCTTAGCATCACTAGGACTTTCTGATTGATCATCGGGATCGCCACCAGTGAATATGGCTAGGTCGTTTTGAATGCTGTCTGTTATGCCGCTCTTAATACTATAACCACGAGTAGTAAGATCAGTGAAAAGTGTCCAAACAGTTCCAACGCCTAGATATTGCCAAGAAGCATTGCCGATACCGTCGGTCATTAAGAACTGTGTGTTTAATCCTTTATCGGTTGGATAATAAACATCACCAGCAACTAGATTATTATCAACAAATATGTTCTTAACAAAAGTATTGGTATTGTGGAATGTTGCGGTATTGTAAACGTCTAACGTTCCGTTAACTCTAAGATTGTTAAAGTTAGCGATGCCATTGACACTTAATGTCGATGTGCTAGATAGGGTAACTGTGTTAAAAAAGTTAACACGTCCGGTAACATCTAATTGGCCATCAAGTAATGTGTTGCCTTTGATGTAAAGTTGCTTACCCGATGACGAACCGCCAATTTGAATTGTGTCAGCAAATAAATCAACAACGGTTAAACTATTTGTGACATTGACACTGCCATTAACATTGACCTTGTTGTTAAACGTTGAGGTGCTGTTGAATACACTTGATCTATTAAAGGTAGCAGTTGTGTTAACTGTAAGGCCTGAACCATTAACAGTAAGACCTCCACCAATAATGTCTAAACTGCCTGCGGTCAGCAGGTTAGTAACGGTTAACTGACTCATTGGCTTTCGAAGAATTAATTCTTCGATAGTGGCAGTGTTGTTAATGGTTGTTTGGCCATTAATAATAACTGATCCGCCAATTGTGCCATTACCACCGATGATTAATCCACCACCAATAGTTGCGGTGCTGGTAACACCTAATGTTCCGCCAATGGTAGTGTTGTTAACAACATTCAATGTTCCACCAATGTCGGCATTATTTGTCACATCAATGTGATCAAATGGTGCTTCATGCCAAACCAGTCTTTGCCAGTGTTCCGTATCCTGCTCAACGCCCGTGGAAATAACCATAGGAGCAATGGTGCTGGTATAAACTGCTGTGATGTCTACATCAAAATCTTTAAGAAAGAATAGGCTGTAATTGTAAGAAACAATATCACCGCGAATATATTCATTTCCCGATACCCATTCGCCACGCCAGAAGGTGTTGAGATCTGATAGTCTAAGTTGAACAGCATCAAAGTAGATGTCAAATACTGTGTTGGTATTAGTAACCCCTACATTGAATGTATTGTTAGTTACATTGAAGCTGGTATTAGTAGGTGGCGTGACAACCACATTAGTACTAGATACTGTGGTATTGACAACCTGTTCGGTTGTGGTTATATTAACTTCCCATGTCATAGCAACAACTCCTTAAAGTAAACTTACGAAGCCGGCACTGTTAATAGGATTATTTGGAGTTACTTCAGGTTCCCATGCTAGAATTTTAGCCATTCTATGAGTATTGACCTGTGCTGGAACCATGTTATCGCTCCAAGTGAAACTCATTACTAATAGCGGTGAGTTGGCTCGAGCATCGGGTAAGATTGCGCCAGTATAAAGAGCAGCAGGATGAGTGACATTAATAATGCCGCTGCTGGTGCTGACAACATTGATATAGGTAGCTGTGCTAACTGTGCCGCCGGGAAAATATCCAATAACTTGACTGTTGGCAAAGTTAGGAGCTCCGGTGTTTCTATCATAAGAAATAGTGTCGACTACTACAGTTTGATAGTCTAGTTTGAAATCCCATCCGCTGACACTTCTTGCGAAATTGTATGCGTAAGTTTTTACTGTGCTGGGAAATGTGCTTTCGACTTTGACGTCGTCCGGTCCACCCAACCATTGACCCAGCGTAAGAATACCTGCCATAATATGTTCTCCTATAAGTAGTGAAACAATCTAGATAAGTCTAAATTGAGTTCGATATGGACTAATAATGTATTTACAGATTTTTCTAATTATGCTACAATAAGACATGAAAAACACAGAACAAATGTTTTGGAACAAAGTTGATAAAGCAAATTCTTGCTGGATTTGGCAAGGAGCCAAAGATTCAGACGGATATGGAATTCAATTTAGACTCAATGGCCGTGTTTGGAAGCCTCATCGACTTAGCTTTTATCTAAGTTCAAAGGTTGATCCCGGACCTTTGTTTGTGTGTCATTCTTGTGATAATCCTAGTTGTGTAAATCCAGCACATTTGTTCTTAGGAACCCTACAAGACAATCATAAAGACATGATGGTAAAAGGGAGACACGGGCATGGAAGATCGCCAGGATCGAGCAACTCTAGTGCCAAATTGACTGAACAGCAAGTATTAGAAATTCGAGCATTGCCCGGTCCTAATAGATTAATTGCCGTCCAGTTTGGAGTATCTAAATTTACTATAGATGAAATTAGAGCACGAAGAACCTGGCAGCATATTTAGATTCCGCCGTAGTCGTTGGGATTCCATACAAAGCCTGGATCGCTTGAGTCGGACAGTTCGCTATATCTAGCACCTAGTCCTGTTCTTGCCTTGAAGTGGAATGTGCCCGCAAATGGCAAGCTGACAATATCAGTGACTGTGCTGCCAGCTAGATAAGTGCCACCTGGTGGATACTCGTTGGCAAAGTAGCTAAATGAGCCTGTGCTGGTTGTGTTATACCACCATTGAAGTTCGTCTACTGCGGTTGATCCCGGGGCAATGGTAGTAGTTAAGCTAAAACCAGGCGTAGTTGTAGAAATTGTAGCCACAATAGGCGCACTTGGTGGCGGAAGTGTAGCTGATCCACCAAATGTAGGAATGCCCGATCCTGGAGTGTCTGCTGAATCAATTAGAGTTTCATCAGTGTATAACGAAGAATTATATTCTAATGCTGTAACTTCAACAGTGATACTACCGTCTTCACCTTCAACTTCACGAATCTTAGTAATGCGGAATAACTTGTCATCAAAGCCATAGACATCATTGTTGATCTTAACTACATCGCCGGCTTCACACTGTATGGCTGAATAGTCAGCACGGAATGTAATAATCTTATCAACACGACTCTGCTTTAGTTCAATTAGACCAATGCGGGCAGCGTGTAAGGCATTGTTGACCATTTCTAATCGCATGTTTAATGTGTTAGGTGGTTCAAGATCATTCATCTCACCTGGGTCAATGGCACCTTTGAAGTAGTCATTCTGGTCGCGGATCCTACGGCTGGCAAATTCAACTTCTAATAGATTATAAAGATCTTCTAAGTTAGTGGCTGTAATACCTACTTCGCCTATGATATTATCATCATCAAATACAAATGCCGAAGTCAATTCACCCGCACTGGCAGCACGATTATTCAACAATTTCCACTGACCTTGACTGTAATCAAATGTAGTCCAACAGGCAGATCCTTGACTGATCTTTTCAATGCTATTCTTAACAGTGTCACCTGTAGAAATAATACCGTTCATTACATAACGAGCCTGCGTTGAAGTAGTAGTGCCATCATTAGCAAACTGATTAGGTGGGATTTGATTGCTAACATTGTAAACACTAAGTGGATTGCTAGTGCTGATACTGGTAGTAGTGTTGATCTGTGCTATAGGAATAGCAGCACCATATCTATCTGAAGAAAGATAATCATACCAGACTAATGATGGATTATTCAGTGTGTTGCTCAGTTGGAATGTAATCTGACCTAGTCCTGTAATACCTTTTTCGCTATTGTAATCAATTTGAACAACAGCAAATACTAGATCATTCAGTAGGTAATTAACATTTGCTTCACCTAGCAATGTCTTGGCATTTTCAGTATTGGCTGTGGCCTGTGGAGGAAATATCTGATCAAAGCTATTGGTGCTGCCAGCGTAGACACGCACGCGGATTAGTCCACTAAAGTTAGTATTATTTTCACCCAGGCCGTTTTGATCAATTGAACTGCGAACAATGTGTGCTTCAGCATTGTCTTCATCAAATACCAATAGTTGATCGTTCCAATAGCACTCGCCCACTGAGAATGTGCCAGTCTGTGTTTTTTCACTTAGAACCAACACATAGGTCATGGTCTTGTTTTCGTTGGAAATACGAGCATCAGTCACAACACCTTTGGTATTGACTGTTCCATAAACAATGGGAATTTTATTATTAGTAGCAGGTGGAAATTGAATACGAACACCTGGATCCTGTGCGGTTCCACCAGCACCACCAGTAAGACCTAATAATCTTGCTGTGCCAATGGCAAGTCCAACTGCCACAACACTAGTGACAAAGGCAAGTCCTGCTGAGCCAAGAGCGGCTGCGAGAGCAATACCTCCAATTTCTGCGACTATGAATGCCGCCGCTGCGGTAAATGCTGGCATTATGTTCTTTCCTTTAAGTATGTAGATTCTTTTAATTTGAAGCCGCGACGTTCTAGACCCACAGGATCAGTAGTGGTCATTCTTGTGGTAAAATATCCATCAATCAGGTTTTGATTAATTAAAAGTTCTGCTGTTTCGCAATATTTTGCGAATAACCTGCCTCCTATTGAGGTCTTTCTATGTTGGGGCACCACATACCAAACTAATTCCCTAAGTTGAATATTTTTAGGACTCCATAAGTTTGGTTCTTTTACAGCAATTAATATGCCCACTGGTAGTTCATCGACAAATGCTAGCCAAACATAACCTTTTTGTATAAAGGTAAAAGCTAGACGACCTAGATATTCAACATCACGGCTGGCCTCAGCCGCTTGACTATAACTGGTTTCATTTAGGAACTGCTGGATCATTTTAATAATATGCCGAGCGTCCATTAGTGTATGTGCCTGCTTAATCATTAGAATGATCCACCATCAAAAAGACCGCCGCCACTGTCAGGAGGAGGACTATTACCTGCCGGTGCTGAATAAGGTTTGCCAAAGTCAAACTGACTGTCTGCCAATGTTTTTACACGATACATGCCAACGTCGCCGGGATACCAAAACTGTTGATCAGCATCATTAGTTCTGCGTCCGGTGTATTTCTTCTCCATGATAGCATGAATAGAGCTACATTGAATACCAATGGTATTGCTGACTAATTTGCTTTCTTGGTCCCAGTTTTCACTTAGACTGTAGTTGCTGATATATCCACTAAAGCGGAGATATACCTGTGTGGCAACATAATTGCCCGAAACTACATCAAAGAAAGCACGGTAGATTTGAACTCGGCTACCTTTGATATTTGAATTCAATACCACGCTCATGTAGTTAGGACTACCATCATCTGGTGGGATGCCACTTAACTGTATGCCAATCTGATTGTTGGTAATACGTAGGTCATCTTGAATTTCACTCATGCCCATAAAGTGTCCTAGCTGTGTGTAGGTATTGCCATTGTAGACTATAGGACTGTAGGCATTGCTGATTCTATAAACAGTATCATTCACAGTGATATCAATCAGAAGGCAATGTTTAATTGAACTTAATTCTAATGCTGGAATTGATGTAGACATTTAGATAACCTTTTCAATAAGCTCGAAGTCACCTGTGTATTGGACCTGTCGCATGGGAATTAATTGATAAGTTGGTAGTCCGGATACAATTACTCGCCATGAACAACTGTTGCCAATCTTAACACCTTGCCCCACTAGGTTAATTCCTTCGCTAGTAATTATAGGTCTATGTAGTGTCACTGATGTAGTTGTGGAAGCACCTCTAATAACCGTGCTGACCACAGTGTAAGGATAACGGCTGTTGGCAGGTTGAATTAAGTCACCAGCATAAAACATTACAGTGCTAGTAGTCACAGCACGTTCTGGATCAGTTGTAGGAGCGCCAATAGCCGGCATATCAGTAATGGTCAATGTGCTAGTAGTGGCTGCGTGAATAGAAAGATTATTCAATGCAGCAGTGGTTATAATACCTTGATAGGCAGTGATATAGTTCATGCCCGGATTGTTATTTAGGCTGATGGTATATTCATTAACACGATCATTTAGATCAATTACTTCAATGAAGCCTCTACTGGCTGTCCAAGGCAAGCTACCTGGTGGTGTGACCTTAAAGCGCCATGGTTGAGATGTGCTTCGCTCCGATGTCTTAATGCGTTGGCTACGGCTGATGGTCTGCGCCACAATACGGCGGCGATCGATTTCAATCTGCTGTGCTCGATCTATAATATTTTGTATGGACATTATCTGCTCCTAGTTGGTTGGCTACGACGGCCTTGTTCTGTAACAGCAAATATAAAACTAGGATCCTTAGCAACCAAGCTGCGGAAACTGCTGGCATCTACTGCCTGTATATTATAGTTGACTACGGTCTGTCCACCACTGTTCATGCCTCCAGTGTTTTGGCCACTGCCCTTTAAGGTTGAATTGCTGACAATCTTACCTGCTGAAGTTGGGACAAATAATTCAGGGCCACGCTCACCAACAATGATAGGTGTTGCGCCTTGAACCGGACCACCATTGGCAAATCCAAACAAGCTGCCTAATGGTCCACCGACAGCAGCCACAATGGCCTTACGCACTGCGATACGGATCAAGTCAGCAATGATACTGTTGGCCAAGTCCTTGAAGCTGAGTTTACCAGTCTGAGCAAACTTAACAAAGGCATCTTCCATACCCTGTGTAAAGTTGTTAAAACTATTAGAGGCCTGCTTACCAGCATCCATAGCATCATCTCTAAACTTAGTAAATGCGTCTTTGGTTCCTATAAGGAATTCTTCTCTCCAAACACCTAGACTATCAAGATTACCAGCTAGATACTCTTGACTAACTCCCAGTGCTTTGATCTGTTCATCAGCAATGCCTTTGTAAGCACTCGCAATCTGATCTAACCCGTTAGCAAGTTCGACTGCTGTTCCATAATATTCCTTAGTTCCATCATCTAATTCTCTAACTTGCGTTGATAATTCTTCAGGAAATGCTGCTGAGAAACTACGTCCTGCTTCTAATGCCGCCATTCTTGCTGATTCTTGAATCTTGGCAATCTCTTGCTGAAGTGGAGTTAGTCCTTTTAGACTAGATTCAAAGTTTAGATTAACTTTTTTATCATTAATGCCGCGTAGGATATCTCCAAATTGTTTTTGGCGAACAATTTGATCTTCAATTGCTTTTGTATTATTCTCAATGTCTTGTAAGCGAGCCTTTTCGACTAAACGAGCATTTTGTAATAGCTGAAGTTGATTTTTAATATTTTCCTTGTGACGACCGTAAAGTTCTTCAACTTCTTTGCTTTGATTTTGTAAGATTCCAATTTGATCACTTAGAATCTTGCTTTCTTCTGTTTGTTCTTTCTTAAGAAGACTATGCTCTAGTGTAAGTTTTTCAACTTGTCTTCTAATATCTTCTTGTTTATTAAACATCTGCTCAGTTAGATCTGCCATAGTTCGGCCTAATTCTATCTGATCTTCAGTTTTACCAATTAACGCAGTTTCTGTTCCGAGGCGGAATCCTTGATTGCTTATTGCTTCACCAATAACAGCCAATTCTTGTTTGGCCGCAAGTGTATTCTTTTCAAAAGCTTCACGAATCTTAGCCATCCTGGCCAATCTAGTTTCTTGACCTCTATCTGCTGTAGGTGGTGCTGTCTCGGGTGCTGCTGGTGCTGTTGGAACTTCAGGAGTTTTACCTAAACCAAAGTATTCCTTTAAGGCACCAATACCAGCACCGACTGCGATGGCTAACTTTCCCCAGTTTGCTGCTAGCCAAGCAATAGGCACACCGATAGCTTCTGATACTGATTTAATTTTACTAGCCATTCCAGGACTAAGCATGGCAAGATTTTTAAACAAATCTGCTCGCAGTAATGGAGTTGTTAATACTTTAAACAATCCAGCAATGCCTGTTCCAAGAGTTCTAATACCTGCGATAGCAATAAGCCCAGCACTACCAATGAATAATATTGCCTTGCCAATTAACAAAATACCAGCAGCAAATGCGGCAAACAGTAATGCCTCACCTAATACAGCAAAGAACTTACTCACTGCGGCACTGGTTAGATTAATGGCATTAACAAGATCTAATAATGGTTTGCTTACTTTGAGAACAACAGTTTGTAGTTTATCAACTGCTGTGGCAAATTGTCGCTGTGCGTCTGCTGCGGCTTTGGCTTCAGAACCATAACCTCTAGCATTATTGATGAATTCACTAAGTCCACCATTAACAGTCTTGAGATCAACATTTTTTAATGCTTCACCGAAGATTTTAGCCTTAGTTGCGCTTTGAGTAGCATTATCACCAATCTTAGCAATGCCATCGATAGTTTTTCTAAAAATATCTTCTTCACTGCTGGTTCTAAGTTCTTGTAAACTTACACCTGCCTTGGCAAATGCTTTTACTAATTCACCACCTTCATTAGCAGCATCACCGATATTCTTAACTAGATCACTAATGGCATCAGCGGCCTGATCAGCATTTCCGCCGCCGGCTCTAACTGCATCACTAAAACCTTTTAGTGTATCTGCGGCTATGCCAGTGCTTTTTGACAAAGCATCTAATCTAGCAGCACTGTTAATAGTTTGTTGTAAAAAAGTACCAAGGCTAATTGTAGCAATGGTATTTCTAAATCTTATAAATGTATCATTTACATTGACAACAGCTTTCTGAAACCTATCTAAGTTTCGTTCTGCTTGGCTTGTGTCCAGCGTGGCACTATATCTTAAATCACTCATAATTATTTCTTCCCAAGAATAGCATCAATTCGACGCTTAAAATAGGCTTCAGTAGGCTTGCTCATACCATCTGGTGCTTGATTACTATACCCATCATCTAAACGTTGAGCATAAGGGTATGCTGCAATAATTTCATCTTTCTTTAAGAATGTATTGCGACGGGCATTGCCGCCGTTGATCTTTGCTATAGGAGTATGTGCCTTCCAAAAGGTATAGACATCAAAAGGAACAGCATCAAGTTGTTTAAGTTTTTTTTGACAACTTGGTGTTATATTATCATCTATTTTAATTTTAACATTTAAACTCATGCTCTATCCTTTATCTTTAACAATTCTTCTGTTGAGACTTCAGGAATATAACCTTCTTGGCTAGCATCCTGGAAGTGTCTCTCCAATGTCATTGCTGTGTCCATAATTACTAGATCAAATGTGTTTGCCCTTACTATGACTTCACTGGGCAACATTCCATAGCGTTTGCTCAGATTATCAATTGTTAAAATTAAACTTGA